CAGTTGCTGTTTCTTCAATCAATTGTTCAACGGTAAGTTCCTCCATATCCTTACGGAATTGTTCAGGAGTGGGATCATTTTCGGGGTCAAAGTCATCATGACATAACCATTCCCACTCTGCCACAAGTGCATCAACTAATTGTTGTTTAGTGTAGTTCATCATCAATAATCAGAGAGTCATCAGGAAGATTGTTTGCACGAACTTTCATGCGATTCAATTTAGAAATGTTCCATCCATTTATATCAGAATCAGTGACAACTCCATCAAGTTGTTTACGCTCACTTTCAGTATGATAATGACGTTGATCGTTCATAATAACCTCTTAATTGAACATGTTCAGTATAGCACATTACCTCTTATAAAGATACCCTCCTGCCCAATCTGCATTTTCAAACAACCATTCACGTTGCTCAATCAATCGCAGGTCATAACGAACACCTTTAGCAGGAGCTTTGATACTGGCAGGTTTGTAAACTTCACCAGTCTTTCTATCAACAAAAGCATGAACGGAACGAGAACCATTGGCACTCATCATAATTTTGTGATACTTACGTCCAGACTCTACAGTGAACTCATAATCACACTGACCATTCTTCAGTTCTTCAATACATGCTTGATGATAATTTGATTGAGTTGAATCATCATTACCATAAGTGTAGTTGTAGTTAGCAATCGCACGTTGATGAGACTTGATACTGTAATCAATGAAATTCTTCAGCAGTGCATCACAAAGCATAAAACAATACTTGGTGACATTCAACTGAATGGTATTCTGTGCATCACGTTGAGCACAGAAATCAGAAAAAGTTTCAGAATTGGTAGATTCAACAATCATGGTTCTGTTTGGGTTAGGAAGTGAAATCATAATCTTTACCTACATCAATAGGACACTTTAAGGGGCCCAGTCATGTCATCGCGTTCAATAGTGGTAGATTTAACCTTTCCTGTGCAGCATCAAAGTATTTCTTTTCACGTTCAATTCCAATAAAGTTTCTATTAGTATTAAAAGCAGCAATTCCAGTGGTGCCACTACCCATACAAGGATCGAGCACAGTATCACCTTCATTAGAATATGTGCGAATCAGATATTCATAGAGTGCAACAGGTTTCTGTGTAGGATGCAATTTACCCTCATCTTCTGCTGTCTTAAAATATAGTACACTGCGAGGGTATCTTGTCCCATCTTCATTTTTGACATGCACAGCTTTAGTTTGCTTTCCATATTGTTCTGCATCCCTCACTGCTTTACCCTTGTCATATGGAGTGCCTTTTGTCATTTGGGGATTGTAGATTGGTTGTTTCTTGTAAAAAACTACAATATCTTCATGTGCTCTCATCGGTTGCTTTTTAGCATTCAGGTATCCAGTTGCTTTACTTTTTTCCCATACCAAACAATACTTAAAATCCCTATAATTTGTAGAGATCAATACCGATGTAAATGGTTGTGCTGCTGTAGAAATGATGGCGCAATTTGGTTTGCAGATAATATCAACAATCTCCCAGAACTTTTCATAATCAATCACACGATCCCATTGATTACGGGACTTGTTGAGTGTGCCATAGGGAAAATCTGTCAGCAAAAGATCAATGCTCTGGGGTTCAAGATTGCCCAGAACATTGAACATATCATCGTTATACAGCATCACTTGTTCAACCATTCCACAAACTCATTATACACTACAGAGTCAAGCTTAAAATCTTCACGATACTCTTCCTTGTAGATGGGGCGAGAAGATGAACGCTTGCGGGAAGGATTCACAAAGAAGATCTTTACTTCTTTGCCAGTAATCTTTTTGAAAAATGCTTGATAGTATGCAAAAGCATCTTTACCACAAGCATTTTGTCCTGCAAAGATTGCGTACTCTACCCATTCAGGAACTTCAGGAGATTGCTCCAGTTCGATGAAATCCATTACAGCACGTTTCAGATAGCAAGCATCCAAATATGTTTTAGATTCTACTGCTTTTACCATCACACCATTACGATAGATGTGCTTATCAACTTGAAGATTCTTCAGGCAAGTGCCATCAACTACTTCAGTGCTTTTGTAATCATTTTTGCGGGCATCTAAAGCCAGTTCATTACAAGTACGTTCAATCAGGTTCTCATAAACCAAACCAGATTCAGAACGAGCAGCACCACCACCTAACTCAAAATGAGTCTGGGGAAGTTGATCAACTTCAGTCTCATAGAGTTCAACGATTGCAGTTAGATTCATGATAATTTCGTTCTCATCAATAGGACACTTTAAGGGGCCCATACTTTATCGTTAATAAAATTTTGGCGACTAAAGACCTCGCGATCTACCAGTTTGTATGTACCAAACTGATTTGTGCAAACATAACCTTCATGATCAACTTCTTCATCATTGATTTCACATTGCATATCAGAATCATTCTGACACATGTAAAGCATATCCTGTTTGATAGACCTTACCAACTTCCAAAGCCGAATCAGGTTGACATCACATTGTGCAATGTATGCAATTTCATCCTCATCAATCTCTGCACCAATCTTGAAGTAAGTATTGAGAACTTTCTTGATGAGTGGAAGTTGCTTTGGTGTTGCAAATTCAACCAGAGTTGACATCTGACGTGCAAATCGTGCAGACTTGTGCAAATCAATGTCATCAAGAATCCACGCATCAGGATGCACAATCTTACAATACATTGTGTCAGTGATAGTGAACTTCAATGGTTGTGCAATAGCATCCCGAAGATCATGCTCTGCCGTATAAAAAGTGTGTGGAGCAATGATAATGTTTTGAGTTATCGTCTCCGGAAACTTGTAAGTAATCGTATTGGGCTGAAAAGTATCACTACCACCGAACCCAATAAAATCACCTTGAATAATCCCGTTGATACGAGGAAGGTAATCAAAACAATGGTGTAATATGTTAGCAACATTGCCAGAATGATTCCGATCAATGTCATCATGCGTTTCATTGATTTTAATTAATTTCTTGTTGAAAACTGATTTGGTTCCTACAAAGAATTGATTGGTGGCAGGATTGATACCCCAAACAATAGCGGGAGCACCATCAATCTTGAGAGAAACATAACTGTCATCCTCACAAAACCAATCCAAAACAGATAAGTCACCAGTGAGAATAGAATCTTCGGGGTGTTCGATGTGTTTGTTCTGCATACTATAAGGACACTTTGAAGGGCCCACTATCAATCAATGGGCAGTTTTGCTACACTTTTACCTTTTCTATGTTTTTCAATGAAGTTGATTGCTGATTGGCGATTGCGACATGTTTTAATTTGTTTCCCGCGATGTATAACAACTAATTGTGTTTTACTACCAGACAATGGCACTGCTGCATAAACATTAGGGTCATTCCAGTTACCAACAATAAAACCTAGTGGGGATTGTTGTGGTTCAAGAATATAAGAATTTGTTGGTTGATAACTCATCTGCGGATCTCCGAAACTGCTGGCAAACCTTGCTCAAATACGGTGTCAACGACTGCCTGAACCTTGCGGGAGGTAGAGATACCCACAGAGTCATAAACGGGCACACAGACCAATCCAAAGGTCTTGTGGCTGCCTCCTAGACGTATCACACGACCGATAGACTGACTGATACCAATATAGTTCATGTTGCGAAGGAAAACAACACTTTCCAGTCCATTGACATTGATACCTTCAGATAGAATAGAGTGATGAAGAACCACAAACTTCTTGTTGGAATCTTTACCCCAAGCATTGAGAGTGTCAAAAAATACCTCACGGTTCACTTTCTGACCGTCAATGATAGCACCAGTCTTACTGGTGATTGTCATCCAAGACATGCCACGTTTGGCACACTCAAGTGCAAAGTCACTATCAGTCAAAAGACCAACAATCTGTTTGGTAGTGCGAGCACAGACCAGAACTTTATCAGTTTGTTGGTCATCAATGGTCTGCATCAGAAAGTCACAATCACGCGACCAAATCTTGAACTTGTCCTGAACCATATCAAGTTGCTTAACAACAACTTTGGGAGGAAGAATATATCCACCATCAACAAGCTCTGGAGCAGGAACATTGACCAGGACTTGACCATAAACTTCTGGGTCATTCATCCCTGGTTTGCTTATCGTAAGAGAATGCTTCGGAGTCGCAGTAAAGAAATAGCAACGATTAGCATCGTTAGAGAAAAACTCTGTAGAAGGAAAGAAGTTTCGTTGAACAGAATTGTGTGCTTCATCAAAGTAAATGTTATTAACTTCAATATCTGCTTGACGAACTCTATCCAGAGAATGATAGGTGGTGAAGATGATTACATTCTCACCAGCTGTGCGAGCAGTGTTAGCAAACAATGCAATCTTCTCTGGATTAGTGGTAGAGAAGTGATGCGTCTCACCACTATGAACGTGCATAATGTGATTGTAATTTGTATCAATAATCTCCAGAAACTCGCTGCAAAGTTGTTCTGCAAGAAGAATACGAGGAGCAACCACAACCGTGGTCATTCCGTTATCAATGTGCTTACAATTCTCTGCAACATCTTGAATCATACAGATAGTTTTGCCACCACCAGTAGGCACAATAATTTGACCCTTATCATAGGCAAGCATACGATCAAGAATACGTTGCTGATGAGGACGAAGTATGACCATCAAAATAGAATTACGATAAAGACAGTATAACACCCTCAACGTCAGTGTCAAGGGTGTTGTGGGCGATTATGGACTCACTACAAGGACACTTTGAAGGGCCCAGTGAGATTATGGTTGGTAATGTGAAGCAGGTTTATCAACACCTTTTTGCAAATCTTTTTGCAATCTCTTGCCAGCTCTTACCATTCTTTTCTTTTCATCTCTGGTGTATTGGCGTGAAGTTGTTCTTTCAATTTTCTCACCAGTTTTCTTTTGAGTAGTCCCTTTTTTTGAGAGTAATTTAGTGCCTTCCTTTTCAGCATCTTTTGATTTTGGTTTTTGTGCTGTTGGTGCAGGTTTACCTGCTTTTCTTGCAGCAATTCTTGCCTGTGCTGCTTTCTTTCTTTCTTCTTTTGCTGCTGCAGCTGCTCTTGCTTTTACATCAGCAGCACCTCTTTCTTTCTCTGGTTGCTGCAATCTTGTAGATGCTTGTCTTTGCGTACCAATATCTTTTCTTGGTTTGTAAGATTTAGCAGGAACTCTTGTTCCTCCCGGTCCTAACTTGGTACGACGCTTTTCAACTTCTGTCTTTCTACGATCAGCTCCAACTCTTCCACCTTCACCTTGTTTGCGAATTTGTGAAGAACCCATGACATCTTTGTCATATGCTTCCGCAGAAAATTGTCGAAAACTTTTCATCTACAAGAAAGAGATACTTTCTTTATTTAGTTACTCCAGGCTTGAAGACCATACCATTATCATACAATTCTTTTACACGAGCATGACGAAGTTTCGTAAGTTCTTCATAACGTTTCTTTTGTTCTTGAGAAAAGTAGAAAGATTGATTCCTCCAAATTTTCTTGAGTTCTTGGAGTTCGTAAAGAGTGCTAGAAGAGTTCATTTTTGAGGGCAATCGGGGTGAAAAGTGAAAGAATTGCAAATGTTTTGTTGATTATAGTATTGAATCGCTTTTGAGTCACGATCTGCCAACCAGTTTAGATAACTTGTCAGCAATACTAAACCAACAATCGCGGAAAGACCATATTGTGTAAATTTGGTCATTTGTTTAGATCAAAAATCCCAGTTAGATTTTAGAAATGCTTGAAAAGCTTTCTCATCATTGTTTTCTTCAAAGAGTTCCTCTTCGAGAGGATCTTCTTGATAATCAAAGTTAGAAAGTTCTTCAATTTGAATGTCGTCGAACCAATCCATTTTGTGTGAATCGTTGATTACAATAGTGGAACACTTTAGAGGGCCCAGTTTTACTTAACCAGAATTTGAAAATCCTTACATCCCTCTGTCTTTTTGAGTTTCTCCCAAAAAATAGCATCTTCAATTTTAATGAAAGATGCTGAATGATTCGCAAAACCTTTCTTTTTAGGTTTAAGATAATTCACTTGATACATGATTTAAGGGTCAATGGGTCTATGTTCTTGAGATTTATACTCACTTACACCAATATCCCCACGACTGTGGAGATACTCTAACTCGTGCCAGTACCAGTTTTGACATACAACAAGAATGTGAGTCTTCTTGTGAATATCAACTAATGTATCTGGTTTATCCTTTGTTCCAACTTCAATTGTGATGTAATCACTACATCGAAAATAAACCCATCCTTCATCAATAAATTCGCCATGATGCCATTTTACATAATCATTAACTTTTGGCATATATGTCATAAAAAAGCTCTCTCTAAAGGATTTAGATTGAGTTGCATTGCAGTATAATTTCTTGTATCTGCAAAATCTACAACTTTACCTACAGTTTTACAATCTTTAGGAGCAAGATATTGTTTTTTCTTGGTATCATAAAATCCCCAGATTGTTTTTATGGGTTCAGATTTGTATGTGTATAGATTTGGATGACATAACCAAATAGAAATAACATTACGTTTGAAATCTCTTACCTCATACCGAAATCCTTTTGGTGGTTTATGGCCAAATTCAATATCTTTGAGATTCATGTCGTAAATTGCTCCACAATACCAGAATCATACTCTTCAGCAAGAGCATATGTTGGTGCCTTCATGATGTTTTCACGAAGTCGATTAAAATAATCATCATTTAGACCACCATCTTCTTCGGCAATAATGTCAAAACATTCTTCATCAGTTTCGGCAATCACATTCCAGATTCCACCATATTCAGAACGAGGAAATGGAATGTAGTGGTCAACAATATAAAGATACTTTGTCATTGATTTGGTTAGATTACCTCAAAAGTATAATAAAAAAGAAAGTCTTTGTCAATCTTTCATGAAGTATTGGTCATCAATGATAAATTCATCCAAATAATAATCAACTGTTACCTCATACTTTGAAGCTTCTTTTTCAATTTGATTCCAAAATTTTTCTTCTTGACGATTTGATTTGTTTGTTTTTTTATTGTTCATTTTGGTTTATTTGTGAAACGATCGAACTTTTTTAACTGATAACCCTCTCTTAACGCATGTAAAATGATGTTATCATATGAATGTGAAAAGAGAGGGATGTTACGATGTAAAAGATAGTCCTCACAATCTTCTGCAAGAGCTTCCTTTTCTTCGTGCGAAAGTTTATCTAAATCTATCATGCTACATTGGAATGGTGCTTACATTAACAGAACACTTTGAAGGGCCCAGTTTCAACAATCCATTCCCCTCATACTACGAATCAAATACTCTGTAAATGCCTCCATCTTATCAGGATGAACTGAATGTGGTCTTTCTTTGATAGCATTTCGGATTGCTTTCATATCGTTCCACTCTTCTTGAGTGAGTTCGGTGGATTTTGATGGTCTGGTCATTGTTTGTGTGTGATTCAAAATATTTTACTATGAATTTTTGACCTGATCCGTTTTTTTAAGATTCTCTTTTTATTTGCTTAACACTTTGTAACAATATCAACCACCATCAATTTGACATCCGACTAATGCGCCAGCTACAATACCTGTAGGAATCGCCCACCAGCGTCCATCTCCTCTAGACAAAGCTGCACCGGCACCACCACCAGCAATACCACCTAATACACTTCCTTCAATACATGAATTATCGTCTTTCTTTCCATTAGATTTGTTTTGATTATTGTTGTTATTGGAATGATAGTGATGATGTTCAGATCTATAACTTCTATGTCTATGGCATGGAACTCTAGATCTAGTTGTCTTTACATAACCACCAACATATCTTCCCCAACGATTACGATACCCTGGCACATATTCTTCTATGTTCTCATAGCAATATGATTCATGATACATATAAACCTCTGCATTTGCAGGAGCAGCAGAACAAAAAACAGTTAATGCCAGAAGAAGAGGTTGCAGTTTCATGAGATTTACCATCCAGTTTTAGTATAAAACCCCTGACGGGTTACGTCAAGGGCTATGTATTTCTATTCTTGATTGAGCACCTCCTTACAAATTTTTTTGCAGATATGCTGTTTGTCATCACATTCTATTAAACATTGGTAGTAATCATTGATGACATCGCTTTGCTCATTGAAATGATTCAGTGTCGTTTCAAATTGCTTCCAACCCGCAAGTTGATTGTAAGAAATAAGATTGTGCATAATATCCTCCAAGCACATTGAACATCATAATGTAGAATACGGATTCATGGGTGTACCTCATAATTCTATCATTATTTATCAAAAATGTGTGAAAATCAGGACATTTGGCAACAAAAATTTATGCCTAGTGCTAAATAACGTCCCAGTTATCATCAGAGGATTCACTCATCCAAAAAGAGTATTTTCCACTGATAGAAGATAGAAACACCTTTCCTCCTGTGCGTTGTTCAACAACACAAGAATGAAGTTTATCCATCTCATTAGCAAAACGATTCTTTGCTTTATTGGATTTTGGTTGAACGCAGATAAATTCTCGTTTCATAGAATAGATGGTTACAGAACTAAAACACTTTGAAGGGCCCAATGATTACTCAAAGAACCCTTGAAACTCCTTCCTAATTAACGCAAGGTTCAGACACTTTCAAAGACTTCATTGAGAGTGGAGAAATCATTGCGCTCACCGACTACTTCGGTAAGAATTTCGGTAAGAATTGTGTATCGAACCTCCAAGTTTTCAGCATTCATGCCTTCACAACATTGACGGAAGGTTTTGTCCTCTTCACCAAACTTACGTTGCTTGTCAAGATAAGCAATTTCTTGCTTTTCGACAGCTGCAACTGCTTGATCATAGGTCTCAATTCCATCAACAGTTGTCATCATCCAATAAAGATTTTGGATTTTAGCTTTTTGCTTGAGAGATTTTTCTTCAAGAATTTCATCATGAAGCATTTGAGAAATGAAATCCATTAATTCAATGAATTTATTGGTATAGAAGTTTTGCTCTTCTTCAGTAAAGAAAGTACTCTTATACAGTTTGTTTTTAGATGATTGCGTAATACTAGTAAATTGAAGTTCTCCAGTAGCTTCATTGACTGCAATTCCATCAATTACCATGGCAATACAATCAAGCAACCATTCTTGTCCCTTAAGACGGAAAATGGGGTCTTTGTGAGTGTAAGAAAGAAGAGGTGCAACCTCCTTTGAAAGATCGCGAAAAAACTCAGCCCAAGGAGAAGAATATGCGTTGCGAAGTTCTTGTGCGTTAAGAGGAACACCAGAGTTCACATTTTGAAACACTTCAGACATACCTTCCAAGGTAATTTGAGTATAGACACTCAACACAGCCTTTCGAGATTGAATAACACGTTGAACTCGTGTAGGCAGGTCAGAGAACTTTTGCTTTCCCTTACGAACAGTAAATGATGAAATGTTTCCGTTAACTTCATCACTGATAAATTCGTAAGTCCCTTCAGGAATAAGATAATTATCTTCTAGAAGAGAAGAGATAAAGCACAGACGATTGTTACCATCTAGAACAAAATACTTAAACCCTTCATTAAAATATTTTTTGAAAAATCTATAAGTATCACTACTTGTATCTCCGTCATATTCCATACGTTCGATACATTGTTGAATATCAACCAAGACAAAAGTGCCTTCTGCACGATTCATCAACACTGATTGAAAAAATGATTTATTATCCTTTGTTTGCCATGCTAAAGGGCGCTGGAATTGCTCTGGAGCACAAAACTTACGGGTCTTAATCAGAAGGTAAGCATAATCAAGAAGACTAATAGGCTCCTTGAGCGGGATCATGAACTTTTGATTGGTCTGCATAATTGAAGTTTGAAAAAGTGTGGGTTTTTGCATACTTCTTCAATATGTTAGAAGAAGGATACGAGATCAAACAGTGTTTCGTTTGATGAGGTCAGTATAACAAATCGGAGAACCGTTGTCAACTGGTGTCGTGAAGTTGATTGCTCTCCCTCACATCACTAGGACACTTTACAGGGCCCAGTTTAATATGTCAACACTTCATCTGAAATAAGTCTATCACCTAAAACTTTTACCATCAAATCTAATGTTCTTTGATGTGGTCTCTGTTTCCATCCATACCAAGCTTTCTTTTTACCTTGTGCATATGGTGGAACTTGATTGACTGAATAGTATTGATCTGCAGTAATATCATACACTTCATGCGTATACTTATCTCTTAACCACCAATGTGCTTCATCATGATAATCAATTGCACTCATTTGTTCCAATACATCTGTATTCATAAGATAATATAATGCTTGAGAAGAATGATAGCAATGTCCAAACATTGGATTATCTTTATTCTCTTCTCTATATTTTTTTGATACCATCTTTGGTGTGAGATTCTCTGCAATCATTAACATCACCAAATCAATATCTTTATATTCAAATGGTCTAAACTTTAGAGTGCGTGTCTCAAATATCTTCTTGTCTTTGTATCTGTGTCTTTCAATTGTTTTCATAAGTATCTAAAAGAAATATTTAGCTTTTATTTTTATCAACCTCCACAAAGGTAATTGTACATGTATTTTAAGAGTTTGTCAAGCATTAAAAAACCTCTTGAAACAAAAGTTCAAGAGGTAAGTGTTGTTATGAATGATAATCAGAGAACTGCTTCACCAGCTGTGATTGCATCATTGAATGGTGTTAGATCTTCTGTAGTCCAAAAATCTTTTCCTACTTGAATCTTAAGATGTTCTACATTACGACGAACAGTATCTTCATCATCTTCTGACAGAACTTCTTGCTCTACAATTCTATTGATGAGATTTACACTGTCCATCGCAGCATTGTATGTTCCTGCGATTTCTTCTGGGGTCATTTCTTCTGAAGGCATAAGTTTACTCCTTTACTTTTCTTCTATGTATTCAAAAATTTTGTCAATATCAAATAACTTCTCATCCTCATCAAATGGATATTCATGCTCTGGGCCATTGAAATCAAAATCAAACAAATAACTTCCGGGAAGTTTGAAGTTTTGTGGTTTGATAGTTTCAAGGTTTGTGTGCATATCGTATCCAAATACCTTTGGACTTGTTCCATTCCAAAGAACCAATGATGGAAGTTTCAGTGCAGCTGCAGCATGTTGTAGTGAACTATCAATCAGAATCCTCTTGTCACTATGTAAAATAATACTCAAAAACTCAAGGATTCCTAACTGCATACTACCTTGTTCAAAGCCGAATTCAATGATTTCGGCATTGATACACTTTTCTGAATTGACCTTTGTGCACTGATAAATCGTATAATCTTTATGGTATTTGTCAACGATTTCTCGTGCAATATCTATGGGCATATCTCGTGCCCATAGATATGGTCTTGCATTTGGTTCAATCAATCCGCCATTAGTGTGAATAACCATCATTGGTTTATCACCTTTTTTCCATACATCTTTGGAAATTTTCTTTTGTAGTGGATTGAATTTAATTTGTGGCATCTCTCCACGATAATTCAAATCATACATCTTACACCAAGTTTGAATTAGTGGAAGACGTCTATGAACATGATCTGTTGTAAAATAAGGCTCATTATGAAAAATCAAAGAGTCCTTATTTTCAATATAGGTTTGGTAAAAATAATTCGTATTTCCTAATTGATATACCCTATCAATGAAGGGTAGATTAAGATATACGTCCGTATAAACGGCAACTACAATGAGTTTTCGTTCTGGATAATTATTTTTAATACACTTTGCAACTGCTGTAGATGCAATGTGCTTTCCAAGTCCACCTTGAACATGAAAAATACAATACTTTTCTTTCATTTTATAACTTAATTACATTAGGTACAACTTGTTCATTCTGATTATAATTGATTTGACGCCAAATGTCCATGCCTTCACATCTTTTTCTAACATCCAGAGAAAGAATCTCCTCTGGATCTGATGCTGTTGATTTAAGTTCTGCACGAACATGGTGCATATCTGCAAGCCCATAAGTATTCAAATCATTCTCTTGATTTTCATTCTTAAGATTGTCAAATGTGTGCTCAAATGGTTCTTCTTCAAGAAATTCATACACTTGATTAAGTGTTTCTTGAGGTTTATTTACAAGGTCTTTATACTCTACAAAATGCAATCTATCTACAAATCCTTGATTTACACCTTCCATCATTGCATTGAGTGATTGACCCAAAATACCTTCAGGACCTGCAATATACTCACAGCGATTATCATCACTGATTGGAATATTGAGTTTAACCAATTGTTCATCAATAAAGTTAATTCTTGATTGTCCCTCTTTGTAAGGATTACGACGAATCATCGTAATCATTGATGTCAGAATCTCATCAATGTCTCTTACAGGACAAATAATCTTTGCTTTATGCCCAATATATCCTTCAATATATGATACTCTTGCAGGCCATGCACGATTTTTATCTATAATCACTGGGTCAGATACATCACTATAGAAGTGATGTATGACACTAGAAATCAATTCAAATGCCTGTTGTTCTTTTGGATAACCATGATATAATTCATCATTTGCTAAATGATTTTCAATTGAATACATTGTTGAAAGAACAGGACTTGAAGGTCCAGAATAAAATCTTGAATTTTGATTCAATAGTGCAGACAATAAACTACTTCCAGAACGTGGAAGACCTGCCATAAAGTAAAACTTTCTTTCTGAACCCGACTTATTCTTGTTGCTCAATTGTGAAAGAAATGCCATAGAATAATACAACTCAATCAATCATACTGTATTTAGTTCTTAATCAACAACCTCAATTACATCATAACATTCTCTATAAAAAGAGATCATCCAACAATTTCTTGAAGAGTGATGTATGAAATAAATCTTTCATAGGCATCATCGACTTGAAGATCCCCTACTGTTCTATTACCATACCAAGTGTCGGTGCCAGCTGGATAAATTGTTGGGTAATATGTCACAATACCGGTTGTATTTGGACTATCCAGGAAATTGATAATTGATAGTTTTTCTGGAGTGCTGTTGCCGTCATTGGTGGGACCATAACTTATAACTGGTGTTGTTATTCCATAATTTCTACTGCCAGGAGTATTATGATATCCGGCACTGGTCTGTCCTGGTGCCACATCTATGACTCCACCTGCATAATTGCCGCTATGTCTTTGAATAGCAATGCCAGAATTATATACATTACCAACATTACCAAATTCTCCAGTAAGATCAAAAGTAACAAGAACTTTATTAGAAGCACTGTTAAGAGTAATCTCAATAGCCATATCATCAATAGTGTTAAATTGGCCTGCAGTTATTGATTGTGTAAAAGTAGCATCAGTGCTATAACCAACAACCTGACGTGTGGATCCTCTTACATTTGCAGTTACAATGAAATCACTATCACCACTAATCCAACGATCAGTTCCATCACCGATTGCGAGTTGTTTGTCACCAGTTGCAGATGGAAGCTCTACATCCCTACCAATGGCAATATTACAAGAACCAGTGGTATTTGTGTTACCTGCACATTGACCTAGGAAAATATTGTTAGAACCAGAGAGATTACCATAACCAGCATCTCTTCCAAAGAAATTATTATCAGATCCTGTTACACAATCAAATACGCTAGATCCGCCATGACCTGCACGAGAACCAATGAAGTTATTATAACTTCCAGTAGTGATCCGTAGCCCTGCATATTGTCCAATGAAGGTATTATGGCACCCATTTATTGTTTCTCCAATTGCAAAACTGCCATGTCCTGCACAATGGCCAAGGATGTTATTATGACATCCAGTAGTGACATACCTTCCTGCAAAATTACCAAAGAAGTTATTATAACCTCCAGTGCTGACTCTGCATCCTGCACACTTGCCAAGGAAGTTATTATAATCTCCAGTGGTGTTGGCTCTTCCTGCAGCATCGCCAAAGAAGTTATTGTGATCTCCATCGCTGTTGCATTTTCCTGCATCTCGTCCAAAGAAGTTATTATGATATCCGGTAGTGTTAGCGAATCCTGCAAACTTACCAAAGAAGGTATTATAACACCCACAGGTGTTGTTGTATCCTGCACAAACACCAAAGAAGTTATTAAATTTTCCACAGGTGTTGTTGTATCCTGCTGATGCACCAATGAAGGTATTATGGCATCCAGTATCGTTGTTTAATCCTGCATTGTTACCAAAGAAGTTATTCCAAGATCCAGTGGTGTTATTACCTCCTGCACCCCATCCAATGAAGTTATTAAGACTTCCACAGGTGTTGAAGGCTCCTGCAGATTGTCCAATAAAGTTATTATTGGATCCAGTGGTGTTATTACCTCCTGCAGAGCATCCAATGAAGTTATTATGAATTCCAGTGGTGTTTTTGCATCCTGCACAACGACCAAAGAAGGTATTATTGCATCCAGTGGTGTTGCACAATCCTGCATAACGACCAAAGAAGTTATTATAAGATCCGGAGGTGTTATTACGTCCTGCAGATGCACCTAAAAAGTTATTATGGCATCCATCACAAGACAAATAACCAGCAAAACATCCAATTGCTATATTATGCTCGGATTTGGACCCGGCATCCCACACACTATTTTCAGCATAACCAAGAGCACTACGTCCAATAGCAACGTTATTGGTGACACAACCTGAAGCTTTTTCCCCTGCATATCTTCCAAGGAAAACGTTATCATACATTGAACCATTAGCATTATAACCAGAACATTCTCCAATGAATATGTTGGAAGTTGGGCAATAATCTATTCCAACTTGTTGAGGGAAAGATACACCTATAGAACCAGCTGCACAATATCCGATTGCAACGTTTCTACGCGAAAATCCATATGGAGATGCTGTAGAGAATCCAGCTCTATATCCTATAAAGGTGTTATATTGCTCACTTGCATCAACACCATCCCATGCAGTATGTCCCTGTGAATTATATCCTGCACATTCTCCAATATAAACATTTCCACACTCAACAGTATTGCGGAATCCTGCACGAAGTCCAAAGAAGTTATTTGAACTTCCGGTGGTGTTACATCTTCCTGCACACTGACCAAGGAAGTTGTTATGGCATCCACTACAGTTGGTGTATCCTGCACACTCACCAAGGAAGTTATTCCAACATCCAGAGAAGTTGCATCTTCCTGAATTATGACCAAAGAAGTTATTATAACTTCCTCCAAAACCACATCCTGCACAAGCACCAAAGAAGTTATTGTGATCTCCAGAGCTGTTTAGCAAGCCTGCACCAGCACCAATGAAGTTATTATAGCATCCACACCTGGTCATAAAACCAGCTAAACCACCAATGAAGATATTATTAGATCCAGTGGTTAATGATGAACCAGCTCCAACACCTGATATAAAGTTATTAGAACCTGTAATAAGGTCGGATGAACTTCTACCTGGATTGGTGGGGTTTATTCCAGCATCTTGGCCAATGTAAATATTATTACCACCATCATTATAGTATCCTGCTGATGAACCAATTGCTACAGAACCATTAGTATCGGTGTTGAAGTATCCCGCATTAAGACCAAGGAAGATATTATTAATTCCAGTGGTGTTACAACGTCCTGCAAGATTGCCAATGAAGGTATTATGACATCCTTCGGTGTTGCTACATCCTGCACAAAGGCCTAGGAAATTGTTGAAACTTCCTTCAGTGTTGGATCTTCCTGCATATTGTCCGAAGAAGTTATTACTAGTTCCAGTGGTGTTACAAACTCCTGCACGAAGACCAAGGAAGTTATTATTGCATCCAGTAGTGTTTTTGAATCCTGCACAAACACCAAGGAAGTTATTATAACATCCTTCGGTGTTAGTGCAACCTGCACTTTGTCCAAGGAAGTTGTTATACTTTCCACAGGTGTTAGAACATCCTGCATAGTGTCCGAAGAAGTTATTATCGCATCCACTAATGTTAGAACATCCTGCACATGCCCCAAAGAAATTATTATATCCTCCGGTAGTGTTACTACATCCTGAAAATTTTCCAAGGAATATATTATAACTTCCAGTAGTGGTATAGTGTCCTGCACAAAGACCAATAAAGACATTATGGTTTGAAAAGGTTAATGATGAACCAGCTCCAACACCTGATATAAAGTTATTAGAACCCGAAATGAGGTTACCTGAAGAACGAGTAGCAGTAGTAAATCCAGCATTTCGGCCAATAAAAACATTGTCATCACCATTATTATAATATCCTGCTGATGCACCAATTGCTACAGAACTATTAGCATTAGTATTACAGAATCCTGCATTAAGACCAAGGAAATTATTATAATCTCCAGTGGTGTTACAACGTCCTGCAAGATTGCCAATGAAGGTATTATGACATCCAGTAGTGTTACCGTATCCTGCTCTATTACCAAAGAAGTTATTATAAGATCCAGTGGTGTTATTTCTTCCTGCTGATGAACCAATTGCTACATTATGACATCCAGTAGTGTTGCAAAGACCTGCATAATAACCAAGGAAGTTATTATGGCATCCAGAAGTATTACCAAGTCCTGCCTGATATCCCTGGAAGTTATTATGGCATCCAGTGGTGTTGTTATATCCTGCACATTGTCCAAAGAAGACATTCCAACTTCCAGAGATGTTACAGTATCCTGCCTGATTACCAATGAAGTTATTATGACATCCGCTAGTGTTAAATCTTCCTGCAATATTGCCAATGAAGGTATTATGAGCTCCATAGGTGTTGCGTTCTCCTGCAGACTGACCAATGAAGTTATTGTGATCTCCAGTGGTGTTGCAAAGACCTGCATAACGACCAAGGAAGTTATTATACCATCCAGTGGTATTACGACATCCTGCACAGGAACCAAGGAAGTTATTATAGCGTCCAGTGGTGTTACAACGTCCTGCAAGATATCCAATAAAGTTATTAAAGCATCCACTGGTGTTACAAACTCCTGCTCGATAACCAAAGAAGTTGTTATGACATCCAGTGGTGTTGGATTGTCCTGCAAGATATCCAAGGAAGTTATTATGACATCCAGTGGTGTTAGAACATCCTGCCAAAAATCCAAAGAAGTTATTATGACATCCAGTAGTGTTGAAGTATCCTGCCCTTTCACCAAAGAAGTTATTATAGCGTCCAGTGGTGTTGCTACTTCCTGCACCAACACCAATAAAAGTATTATTTTTTCCGCTTGTTAATGATTGACCTGTTGTGTTATCTCCAATTCTAACATTATGAGTTGCAAATCCAATGTATGCACTACCACCACCCTCATTGTAAATTGTAACGCCAGAACCAACGGTTATAGTTCCAACACCCGTGGTTCCAGCATTTAGAATATCTCTATTATCATCGATAATAGTAGAATTGGAAATTTTAATAGCCATCTACCGTCCTCGTATATACTGGGTAGTTTTTTTATTATTTAGCAATCACTCAAGTCTTGATAGTCTTTCGTTCAAATCATTAATTTGTGTTTGTTGTTCTTTTACAACTTCAATCAGAAGACCTATCAATCCGTTGTAATTAACCGTCTTCGGATCAGTATTACTTACCAGTTCAGGCAGAACTTTTTCAACCTGGTCAGCAATAACACCCATAGAAGGTTTATCATTTTCAATCCAATTGAATGATACACCATCAATTTGTTGTACTTTATCAACTGCATTTTCAACTCTCTGTATGTTTGTCTTCAGTTTCTGATCAGAAGTTGAGTTAAAGTCAGTTGCAGTAACAACACCAACTGCAGATATGTTATTGATGTTAGAAATATTAGTAGCAGTATCACCTACAATATTACCATTGGCATTAATGTTGCCACTAACACTTAATGTTGTGAGATTTCCGGTAGTTGCGGTTACAGTATTGATGTTAGAGATGTTAGTAGCAGTATCACCTACAATATTACCATTGGCATTAATGTTGCCACTAACAGTTAATGATGTGAGATTTCCAACAGATGTTAAGGAAGAATTAACAACTCCCGATCCAAGCGTTGTTGCAGACAGAACATTAGTACCGGCAATTTTGTATGTCTTTCCAGAAGCAAGATCTAAATTCTCTGAAGATGTCCAAGAATCTGTAGAATCTATCCAATTAAATGTCTTGTTACCATTGGCAGATTCTAATGTAATACCACCACCAGATGCAGCAGCATCATTAGCAGTACCATCTCCAAGAAGAAGATTCTTATCATCAATACTAACAGCTGTAGAATTTACGACGGTTTGAGTTCCATCGACTTGAAGACCACCTTTAATGATAACAGTACCAGTATTATCACCAACTCCAGCTGGATCAATGACGAAGTTAGATGGACCACGAAGTTCCCCAGAAATTTGTAAGTTTCCACCAACATCTACTCTTTCTACTGGATTAGTAATTCCAAATCCAACAAAATATGATTCGTTACCATTAATCCAATTTGTATTGGCAATACCAATTGCTAATTGAGTGTTTTCTGTAGGTGCAGCAACTTTTGTATTATATCCAATTGCAACTTGATCACTTGCTGTAGAGTTAGTACCAGCAGAAACACCTAGGAAAGTATTTCTACATCCACTTACATTTGCAGAACCAGCAAGAGGTCCAACAAAAGTATTCTGACATCCAGTGGTATTATTACATCCTGAAAGACGACCTACAAAAACATTACAGTTTCCGGTAGTGTTGTCGCATCCTGCAGAAGTGCCTCCAAAGAAATTATCAGTAGAACTAGTATTACTATATCCTGCACATAAACCTATGAAAACATTACAACTTCCAGAATCATTATTTTGTCCAGCACCTGTTCCAAAGAAGTTATTATAACTTCCGCTATTATTAGCATTTCCTGCAAGAGATCCAAAGAAGTTATTGTTAGCACCAGAGTTATTACCGCAACCTGCACAATTACCAAGGAAGTTATTGCTATGTCCAGTGGTATTATTACATCCTGCATAATAACCAAAGAAGTTATTATGACATCCGCTAGATAGATTTCTTCCTGCAAGACGGCCCATGATGTTATTATGGCATCCAATGGTGTTGTTATGTCCTGCACAATGTCCAAGGAAGTTATTCCAAGATCCAGTGGTGTTACAACGTCCTGCATAGTGTCCAAAGAAGTTATTATGACATCCAGTGGTGTTTTTGTATCCTGCAAGACGACCAAGGAAGTTATTGTAAAATCCAGAAGTGTTGCAGTATCCTGCACCATCACCAAGGAAGTTGTTGAAAGATCCAGTGGTATTAAAAGATGCTACGTTGCATCCAAGGAAGTTATTATTGGATCCAGAAGTATTGCGTTGTCCTGCACCACATCCAAAGAAGTTATTATGACATCCAGAGGTGTTGTGATATCCTGCAGACTCACCAAGGAAGTTATTCCAACATCCAGAAGCATTGCGGTTTCCTGCAAGCCATCCAAGGAAGTTATTAAAATGTCCAATAGTGTTACATTGTCCTGCCCTTTCACCAAGGAAGTTATTATAGCGTCCAGTGGTGCTACATTGTCCTGCACAATCACCAAGCATGTTATTATAACATCCAGTGGTGTTGGAGTGTCCTGCACAGGAACCAAGGAAGTTATTGCCAAATCCAGAAGTGGTACAGTGTCCTGCTTCAAAACCAATGAAGGTATTATGGCATCCAGTGGTTAATGATGAACCAGCCCCAACACCTGATACAAAGTTGTAAGAACCTGTGATAAGGTTAACTGCATTTCTACCTTTTGTAGTAAATCCAGCATTTCGGCCAATGTAAACATTATCAGCAGCATCGTTGTGATATCCTGCTGATTGTCCAATTCCTATAGCATGATTAGTATCAGTATTACAATATCCTGCACGAAGACCAAGGAAGATATTATAACATCCACTCGTGTTGCAGTATCCTGCAATATTACCAAAGAAGTTATTATAACATCCAGAGGTGTTGTTGCGTCCTGCAGACTCACCAAGGAAGTTATTCCAACATCCAGTGGTGTTGTTCGCTCCTGCACACTGACCAAGGAAGTTATTGTAAGATCCAGTGGTGTTGTTCGCTCCTGCATCATTGTTAAGGAAGTTGTTGTATGATCCACTACTATTAGAATATCCAGCAGCATGACCAATGAAGTTATTACTATATCCAGTGAAATTAAACATTCCTGCACAGGAACCAAGGAAGTTATTATTACCTCCACTGTAGTTGCATCTTCCTGCTCTCCACCCAAAGAAGTTATTATAATTTCCACTGCAGGACATTTGTCCGGCATAGAGACCAAAGAAATTATTGCCTATAGTGCCAGCAGAATTATATCCTGCAAACTTACCAAAGAAGTTATTGTGGGCTCCATTTCCATTTCCAATTCCATCTGCTGCCGTATATGCACCGAGGAAGTTATTATCAGATCCGACTGTAATACTTGCTCCAGCAGAAGTTCCTATTCCTACATTATGAGAACCAGTTGTAATACGATTTCCTGCATTCTTTCCTGCAAAGAAGTTACTATGACCACTAGTTCTATTTGGTAATGATGTAATATTTTGTGCGAAAATATTTGTGGTGTTATCATAATTGAAAGCACCAGCATTTGTAAGACCTGCACCATCACCATGGAATGATGTTGCAGTCATTGAACCTCCAATGCTCACATTGGTTGAGAGACCAATTGTTGTTATTCCTGCATGGAAATCTGCAGTAATATTATCAATATCATATACAAATGTGATACCAATACCAGAATAAGTAGCACCATCACCATAAGAACCATCAGTTCCATTAAATATCTGAACACCAGTACCAGTTGCAACAATTCCTGTCAGTTGACTTCCATCAATCGGAGGAAGAGAACCGGTCAGAATACCTGCACGAACTGAAGTAATTCCATCACCATTACCTTCAATATTAGTAGCTGTTAATACTCCACTAATATTTGCATTAGTTGCTATAAGATTAACTACTGTACCAATACCACTAACATTCAAGTTCTGGAAATTAACACTTCCTGATGCACCACCAAGAACATATGCACTTACGTTGCTTGCAGTAACCTTACGATTAGTTCCGCCTGCACCATCATCAACAATGAATAAATCTTCATTAGCCAGAGATGATAGTTCTGTACCACCATCAATATCAAGAGATGTAATTGGTACAGTTCCATCACTTAAACCGGAACCAGAACCACTGAAGGAACTTGCAGTAGCAACACCAGAGACGGATAATGTATCTGCTGTTGCATTTCCTAATGAAGAAATACCAGTGTTCTTAAGACCTGCAGTTGTAGTTTGACCTAATGTTGTGATGCCAGTGACATTTAATCTTGCAGCATTGATTCCAGCATCAGCATCAACACCACCAGTAAATGTAGAAATTCCCGATACTTTTAATCTTTGAACAAGAATACCTTGAGATGCTTCAACTCCTCCACTGAATGTAGAGACTCCAGAAATAATTAAAGTATCTGATGTGGCATTACCCAATGATGAAATACCAGTGTTCTTAAGACCTGCAGTTGTAGTTTGACCTAATGTTGTAATTCCAGTGACATTTAATCTTGCAGCCTTAATTCCTTGAGATGCCTCTACTCCTCCACTGAATGTAGAAATTCCCGATACTTTTAATCTTTGAGCAAGAATACCTTGAGATGCTTTTACTCCTCCAGTTAATGTGGAAACACCAGAAACACTTAATAAAGTTGCAGATGAACCACCGAGAGTACTAAATCCAGAAACTACAAGATCAGTTGATGTAGCATTGCCTAATGAAGAAATACCAGAGTTCTTTAATCCTACTGTTGTAGTTTGACCTAATGTTGTGATACCAGTAACTTCTAATTTTGATATTTGTGTGGCAGAAAGTGTATTAACACCTGCAGTACTAACAAGTTCTGAACTTACACTGAGAGAATTTAGGAATAATTGATCACCAAGATCAAGTGATGTTACAGTAGTAACACCAGTGAAGTTTGCATTTACTCCACTAATAGAACCAAAAGTACTAAATCCGGATACATTTAGTACTGATGCTTTAGTGGCTCCCAATGTAGAGAATCCAGAAACTACAAGATCAGTTGATGTAGCATTGCCTAATGTAGAGATACCAGAGTTCTTTAGTCCTACTGTTGTAGTTTGTCCTAAAGTTGTAATACCAGCAACTTTTAATCTTGCAGCCTCAATTCCAGTGTCAGCATTAATGCCACCATCAAATGTAGAGATACCTGAAACAACTAAATCAATTGATGTAGTATTGCCTAATGTGGCAATACCAGAAACTTTCATCGTTTCAGCTCTAATTTCGCTCTGATTTTCAAGAATACTAACGAATGTAGAAACACCAGTTACCCTTAAAGTATCTGCTATTGCATTACCTAGTGAAGAAATACCAGTGTTTTTGAGACCTGCAGTTACAGTTTGTCCTAAAGTCGTAATACCCGAAACACTTAATCTTGCGGCCTTAATTCCTTGAGATGCATCTACTCCTCCAGTGAGTGTAGAAACACCAGAAACTCTTAATAAAGTTGCAGATGAGCCACCGAGAGTGCTAAATCCTGATACGATAAGATCGGTGGCAGTCGCATATCCTAATGTAGAAATTCCAGTATTCTTGAGACCTGCTGTGGTAGTCTCACCTAAAGTTGTGATACCAGTGACATTTAATCTTGCTGCTTTGATGCCTTGAGATGCTTCAACTCCTCCAGTTAATGTAGAAATACCGGAAACTTTCAATCTTTGAGCAAGAATACCTTGAGATGCTTCAACTCCTCCAGTTAATGTAGAAATTCCTGATACTTTTACTGCAGTAATTGAAGCATCGCCAAGAGTACTAAATCCGGATACAATAAGATCTGTAGCAGTTGCATATCCTAATGTAGAAATTCCTGTGTTCTTAAGACCTGCTGTAGTAGTCTCACCTAAAGTAGTGATACCCGAAACACTTAATCTTGCTGCTTTAATTCCCTTATCAGCATTAATACCTTCACTAAAAGTAGAAATTCCTGATACTTTTATTGCTGATGCAGAAACATCACCAACAGTGCTAAATCCGGAAACATTTAATAATGATGCAGAAGTGGCACCAAGAGTACTAAATCCAGAAATAACGAGATCTGTACCAGTTGCATATCCTAATGTTGAAATGCCAGTATTCTTAAGACCTGCTGTGGTAGTTTGACCTAAAGTTGTAATACCAGTAACATTTAATCTTGCAGCCTTAATGCCTTGAGATGCTTCAACGCCACCAGTGAGTGTAGAAATACCAGAAACTTTTAATCCTTGGGCAAGAATACCTTGAGATGCTTCAACGCCACCAGTGAGTGTAGAAATACCAGAAACTTCTAATGCAGTAATTGAAGAATCGCCAAGAGTAGAGAATCCAGAAACGTTGATGTCAGTTGCTTCAACATAACTTACCGTAGATATTCCATTATAATTAAGAGATTCGCCTTCTAAAGACGTTAATGTTGAAATACCTGGTGCATAAAGACCCGTATTAATACCGGCAAGAATAGTATGAGATAGTTCTACACTTCCTAAAGATGAAAAACCTGATACTACAATATCTGTAGATTCTACATAACCTAAAGTAGAGATACCAGGAGCATTGAGACCAGTATTGATACCGGCAAGAGTGGTATTAGATAACTCAACACTTCCTAATGTAGAGAATCCTGATACTACAATATCTGTAGATTCTACATATCCTAAAGTAGAGATACCAGGAGCATTGAGGCCAGTATTAATACCGGCAAGATAGGTGTTATATAATTTGGCACTACCTAATGTAGAGAATCCGGAAACATTGGCACCATCAGCAGTTGTATATCCAAATGTATTGATTCCACTAAAGTTTACAGATCTACCTGTTAATTCTGTAATTGTACCAATAGAAACAACAGCAGTATGGCTTCTTAAACTTACAAATGAGCCAACACCACTACCAACAACATCACCTCTTGCATAAATTGCAGTAGTTCCTGTAGCTACAGGACTAAAAACTGTTAATAAAACATCTGGATTTGTAGTACCTACACCAACAGTTCCAACTCCTGTTACGACAAATACCGATGTATTAATACCTGCTGGAGTACTTTCAATTCTTAATGAATCTCCATCGCCCTTTTGAACGATGAGAACCATGTCTTCGGATGTTGATCCTGAAAATATACCTGCGCTCTTATCTGATGATGGAACAACATCCAATCTGGCATTTGGTAAGGTTCTACCAATACCAGTATTTCCTTCAATGTAAGCACCACTATAAATGGCTAGTTTTTGATCTACCGTTCCTGTTGGTTCATCTCCTTCTATACCTATTACAACTTCACTAAATGTTGTAATACCAAGAACTTTAAGTGATGCAATAGTTGCAATACCAGTGATGCGTGCATCAGTGGCAGCGATACCACCAACAACATGAAAAGCGTCGGTGGGTACTGTAGTACCAACACCGACTCGACCATTAGATTCTGCTGCAACCAGAAGATTTTCGTTTACCTCAAGGCCATTTTTAATAACAAAACTCTTATTAATTGCCATTTGGGTTCACTCTCCCCCAGTACACTACTTTTTTTATTATTTATCAGTATTGATATCCCATATTTTGTCCATCAACAAAACCAAATATATCAATTGCTCCAGACCTTGAGAAAGTTCTAAATCTATAGAAATCATACTTATCTGCAGATATTGAAACATTAGGAACAGATGATGGCCAATATACTCTTAAACTATTTCCAGATTGATTCTTAAATGTATTAATACCAACTGAATTAGAACCATTTGATTTAACTCTGATAATAAACTCTGAAGAAGCTTTAGAATCTGGAGTTCCAAAAAGAGTAAATTGGGTAACATCAACACTGGAAGTTGAAAGATCTAAATCAAATATTGATGCCTTGTTCAAATCAATATTAACATTTCCAGCAGAAACAGATACGACTTCAATATTTTCGGAATGAGATTTAGTTCTCAATCTTCCTTCAACATCTAATTTAGTTCTTGGATCTACTGTACCAATTCCAATTCTATCATCCGCTGTTGTGGTGATTGTTGTTCCAGCAGTACCAACAACTAATGTAGATGTAGTTACAATTCCAGCATTAATTTTTGATGATGATCCACTGAGAACATAATTGTTGGATGTTAAAATACCACTTACATTTAAATGTGTCGCATTAAGAAATCCATCAAATCTTGATCCATTACGGACACGAAGTTCAGTTACTCCAACACCTACACCACCAACATCAAGATTGAAATGTGGAGTTGTATTTCCAACACCTACCCTACTTTGAGAAGAATTGTAGATACCAGTTCCAAGTCCAGCTTCAACTTGAGACCATCCTGTTGCAGACACATTCAAGTTTGTTAGTTGTGATCCATCTCCAGAGAAATTGGATGCATAAATTGTTGCACCAAAAGAAACATTATTCGCAAAATAAGATTCGCCCTCAACTTTTAATCTATATGTTCCTGCAGTTGTTCCAACTCCAACAAATCCACTATCTTTAATACTAAAGATGCTAGATCCAGAACCAACTTGGAAAATGTGATCACCAACATCCATGGTTGTTGTTCCAATTCCTACATTACTAAAAATATAAGAATCAGTATCTTTAGAAAGTGATATAGCTCCTATTCTCTTCCAATCTCTATCATTGGTGTATATCCAACCAGCATTTTGACCTTGTAATGGTGAGTTGGAATAGATTTGATCACCAGGTATTGATTCTTGTGTTGGAGTTGCTATACCTACAGAATATTTTCTTGGAAGATTTGCATCACCTTTAATTAATAAATTCTTTACTTCAATACCATCATCTGAAGTTGAAGTAATTTTATCTTCAAAAACTGCTGGGGTTTTACTTATAGATCGACCTTCTCTAATAATCGGACCATCAAATACAGTTTCTTCCCCAGAAAGATTATTGACTTTTTTATTTCCAAAATAACTAGATCCTTCATTATCTATACCATCAAAGAAGTTGAGACCACCATCTCTCTTTATGGATTGTGATAATATTTTCTCATCAAATGTCTTACCCCTTGATTGTTTGTCTGGAAGACCTGTCGAATAATTACCAGGTCCAAATCCAACATGCTCCCAAACATGACTTTGAGCCACATTTTTGGATGGAGTTCTAAACTCTACAGGAATTGGATTTATTTTACGAACAATGGATCCTGAAGTATGAGTAGTTGCTTTTGTTCCAAAAACAGCACGGAAAACTGAAATTGGATTTACTGGAGGGTCACTCACATTAGTTTTGATTCTAACAATTTCATTATCAATTAATAGATAATCACCGATTGTTAACGAAAGTGTATTAACATCAGTTAAGGAAATTTGATCAGTTGTTGCATTTGCAATACCTGAAGATAGAGTTGTTGTGATACCTGCATAACTTACGGATGCTCTTCCAGTTAAAATTTGAGAATCTTCATCAATGTCTCCTGCATTTGATGTCCACCCAGTTGGAAGAGCAAACATTGATGTTCCTGTAGAAACAGGTTCAGTTGTAGCTCCAACACCAAGATTTATTGTAAAACTAGTAAGATTTAAGTTTTCTCTGACAATAAATTCTCCACCAAATTCTGGCATTGTTGAGATGCCAGTGTTTATTTGAACTTTGTTATTTAAAACAAATCCATGATTGGATAGAGTAGATACTGTTGCAATTCCTGTCGATCTAGTATAATTAATGCTATTAATTCCTACAGATCTTCCAATGTTATAGACAGATGCATTTGAAAGTGGAAGTGATCCAATACCAGTAGTGACAACACCAGTAATCGCAGAATTAGATTTAACTACAAATTTTCTATCAGAACCTATGCCAACTTCACTGATTCTATATACGTCATTATATGATTGATATGTGCTTGAGGTTACACCAGATATTCTTACAGTATCTCCAACATTATTATTAATCTCTTCAACAATTACCTCTGCTAAAACGACGGTGCTTGAAGATCCTATACTGACAACATTACAAACATTACCTACATGATATCCACTTCCACCACTCATGATTAAAATGCTTGTAATTCCACCACCCTCGGCGTCAACAGTAATTTTTGCTGATGCATCCTTACCTGTTGGTCCTGAAGAAGAAGCAGCACCAACTAATTTGGCATCATAACGAACTTTTTCAGTTCCTGTTACATGATAATCACTACCACTGCTGGCGATACTTACTCTCATGACACCATTCAACCCATGGTCATGCAAAGTACGAATTTCGTGGGTTGTTCCATCAACACTAGAAATAATATCAGTAATTCCAATTCCAATTCCAGTATCTAAAAGAATTTTTTCAGCAGTTTCTCTTGTAATACTATTTTTATCTTCATCAACAACAACTTTTCCTATTGGTGATGCAACAGCAACAGATATTGCTGGATTTGGGTTTGATTTTGGATTATCAAAGTCAACTTTAGGATAAAGATTACGAATTGATTGTGAAAATGCATCATTAGTAAATGGTGCAAGTGAAGGAGAGTTAGATGAGTTTAATACTGTCAGATGATAAATTCCATCTTGTTCACCATTGACGTACTCTTGAACTTCATTTACATTTTGTACATAATATGTTGATTCATATCTCTTTCTCTTATAATGTGGTAGAGTTACATCTCTGATTGTAGTATCATTCGAAAATATCCCAGGATATGTTGTTATGCCAACAGTAAATTCTCTTGCACTTGAAATACCTGTTACATTAAACGTTCCATTGAATCCAGAATTTCCTATACCTGTTGAATTGACAGTACTCTTCACGTTGACAATTTCAACTTGAGATCCTATCGATAATTTGTGTGGAAGTTCTGAAAGAAGATAAGCTTCGGATGTGGTGCTTTCCCATCTAGCATGAGAAATTATCTTAAAGTTCCTAATTTGATTAATATCGGTAATAGAACCAGAACCAAAATATTTTTGAATTTCTGTAGAGGTTGATCCTATAGAAGTATTGGATTCTTGAATGATTGCACCAATAGATGGTGGTCTTGCATTTGTTGAAGATGATGATGGAATTACATATCTAAATTTGTAAAGAAGATCATCATCTGTTCTAAAATCAGGAGTTCTCTTTATGTAAGTTCTTGGAGAAACATTTCCATATTCAGCTGTTCCAAGACCGACAATAACATTGTTATAAATTTGATTATCTGTTAATGATGATCCAAATGCAACTTTAACATACCATTGACCAACAGTTGAATCATATTGAATTGGATGTCCAGTATCACCAGATCTTTTATCAGAAACCCTACTTACAACATTGAGAGATCCGCCAAAATTATTAAATGTTAGAGCAGAATTTTCATTTGCATCAGTTCTTGTTTTTGCAAGTTTAATTTCGTCCGGATTCAATCCTGATGTAATTGCAAAATATAATTGATCTGAAAATAATCCATCAGGAAGTGATCCATCCTCACTTATAATTCTAACACTCTCTCCATTTTCAAAAGTATGATTCTCTGTAAATGTAATCGTGCTACTTGAAATACTATTAATACCAGCAGAACTTCTATTTACATTAAATAATTTTTCCGAACTAACTTGAGAATTGGCCATTACAATTCTCGAAGAGTATTCAACTTCTTCTGATCCTGCACTGGTTAATACAAACAGTCTATCAGATTCTTTTGCACCTACACTATAAGTTTCTGTAGTATTTTCTGGAATAGCGTCTCTGTTTTTTTGATCATAGAGATAAAGTCTTTCAGCATTAGCTTGATTTTTTGTCGTTTCAATATCAATCAAACTAAAAGGTATTAATCTTTCAACCGCATCAATTTCTTTTGGAGGTATGATATGTGTAATATATCCTAAATCGTCAGTTTGTGATGCAGTATTTCTAAATCCAACTGATGATAACGATTTTGATCCAAAATTGGAATTACAATTGCTGAGAGATAAATTTGAACCATTTTCAGATACAAACTGATCAGAGAATCCGATTGCAAAACAAGAAACTGCTTGAATATAAGAGTCGTTGGAACCTTTGATATGGAAATTAGAATATGCTGGTTTATAAGTGGCATCCCCATCAGAACTTAAATTTTCATTTCCAGGAATTGCAGTATCTTCATAAACACCATCAACAGTATTAAATTTTACAAATGCATTTTCATCTTTTTGCAGAGAAATTCCGGAGAATTGTGATACTACAATAGATTTAAATCCCGAAGATTTTGATCCATCTGCAAATAATCCACACATACCATAAACAGACTTCATGGTTATGGTATTTACATATGGAGAAGCTGAGGTTATATTATCAGTTACAATAGATGCTGTTGATGCAGTTACACCCGGTAATGGATTTAATGGGGGATTAGCAAGAATATATGTAAATCTTGTAGGACTAATTTTATTAGATACAACATACCTCCCATTATATACATTATCGGCAATACCTTTGATAACTATAACATTATCAGTGTCTAAACCATCAATTGCAGAATCTGTATCTACAGTAATTGTGGAGGATGTAACTAATCCATCTCCAGCCTTAATACTTGAGATGCCAACACTTTGACCGGTCGGACCTACAATACGATACTCATCAACCTTTGCCTGAATATCTATTCCTGCAGATGGATAATCTGGTTGAATTTCTCTTCCACTTGCAGTTCCATAAACAAGACCAATTTTTTCATAATACATATCCAGATCTGTTCTGGTTGATCCATATGTCAAATTATTATCTTTAATACTTACACCATTTGTTCCATCAACATATTCAAAACATGTTAGTTTATGATGAGAAAAATTTGGAGAATATAAAGTTTCTGTATAGTCAAGATAACATGTTTTGTTTGGATCAGCATCTAAAATAGTAAAATTTGAAACATATGATCCACCAGTTAATCTAAAAATTGCTGATCTAGAAATATTACTGTCTGTTGGTGATGGTATATATTTTGGTCTTATTCTTGTTTTTCTTAAGTCAATACCGATAATTGATACGCCACGAGGTACTATTACCCCACCATAAACACTATTAATTTTGTATAGAGAATTATTTTCAGCATCTAAATTATAAACAGTCGTTGAATCCCATGCAGTAAAATCATCAGAACTTAATCCATTTCTTAATCTGAAAGTACCTAAACCTTCAGGAATCCATCCAGGTCTATTATCAATATCATAATCTCCTGGATATACCAGAATAGTAGTTTGATTAAACCTATCATTGTTTAACCCGCGTTGATATGAAAATCTAGATGCCTCAACTAAAGCTCTTTGTATAGATTTAAACGGACGTGTGAGAGAATTTCCTTTATTATCGACACTATCCGTAGAGTCCAAATCATTGGGACTCACATACAAAATATTGCCACGAACATTCTTGATAAAATTCTCTAATCTTGAGAGACCCATTTTATTTTCTGCAAGTAATTCCTTATATTTTATTTATCGCATAAAATCTTGCTCATCATAAAGTTCTATTTCTTGGTCAGGCATATCTTCCGGATTTTCCAAATCGACAGGAAAAAGCATCGGATGCATTTCTTCATCAATCAGATAAAATGAATATCGATACATTTCATCTGGTTCATAAGATATTGATTTATTTGCTTCTTTAATTAATTCTCTATCGCGCAAATGTCCATCTGGAAGTTCATCAAAAGTAAATGGAAGGCCATTTATGAAATACATTTTCACAATCATACTGCCATTATTATACCAACAATATGAACTGGTGATTTTGTATTGATAAGACATATACTTACCGTTTTGTCTTATTTATTTTAATGCGAGTAGGGAGACTTGAACTCCCACGACCGTAATGGTCAACAGATTTTCTTACCACTACAAGTTTCCTTGCCCTTACGGTTTGTGGTCTGGACTATCCCTTCACCATACCTTTCGGTTTAGGTGCTCCCCGTCTAGTCTCTACACCTTCATCTTGCGATGCTTGGCTCGGGATTGCCATTTTACAGGTTTCCCCGAATTTGAGGAGTTACACTCATAAGATTTCTCAAATGAGGCTCAATTTTCATAAGTCTGGTGTGTCTACCGATTCCACCATACTCGCAAGGTGGGTGATACTGGATTCGAACCAGTGACCAA